TACTGGTACTTTTTGTGCATTTCTAGGAAACTTAAAACCTAAACTTTTAGCTTGTCCTGATGTTATTTGTTTTCCCATACCTGCATTATCCCATTTTTTTAGATATGTCTGTCTATACCATCTATGCTGACAGCGACTTCCCCCTTTGTATAACCATATAGAATATTTGCCTGTACCTTTTTTTCCACCTTTAGAAAATTTAGGGTTTACTGCTTTTTTTGTCATTTCCAAAATGTCCTCTTTTCTATATACCTTTTTTGCCCTAACCATTTTTTTACAAAATTCCCTTGAATTAGAACCTGTCTTTGTAGGATTGTAAACATACCTTACTAAAAATTTACTTAGTTTTTCTACTGATTGTTTACTTGTTCCATCTTGTTTGCTTTCTTTTGTTTTTCTAGCTATACCTGTACTTACAAATTCATATATTTTTGATAGTGTAGATTTCTTTTCTTTATTAAGCTCTTGTATAACGCCATCTAATTCGTGATCTTGCTCGTAATCTACTGCTCTTTGATCTACTAAATCATAGTCTTTTAATAGTTCTTCTTCTGTCTGACCTAAGTTTATTAATTCATCAGCAATTTCTCCACCTAATTTATCATCTAATTCAGGTTTTTCTTTGCTCATTTGTATTCCTGTTTCTTCCTCTATATCTTCATCATCTTGTAAGTCTGTATCTATATCAGTAAATTCAAGAGGTTGTAAGGTTACAAAATAAAGTTTTAGACTAATATCATTATAAGCTAATATTTTGTCAAAACAATCTATTAAAATCTCTTGTAGAGGTCTAATAACAGTATTGTCAAACAACAAACTTGCAGTTTTAATTTCATCTGCATTAGAACCAAATCCACCATTTTCTCTAATACCTAAAAGAAAAGGACTAACTATTCTATGACCTATCATTATTTTCCTAGAACACTCATTACTTAAAAATTCATATTGTTGGTGTGCATCAGATAATTGTACAGGTGTTAAACTTGGTTCTTGTTCTTTAGAATCTGAAAAACTAAGTATAAATTTACCTGCATTACTTGACCCACTAAATTTTTGTGCTATTTTGCTTTCTAATAATCTTCTTTCTTCAGGGTTCGGTACTCCATTGTGCATTGAAATTAACATTGTAGGACTTAAACCCTGTTGTATATTGTTAATATGGTAATTGCTTATTTCTTCTTCTAGCTCACAATACTGAATACATCCATTCCAAGATGGTGTACTATAATAGTATAAACCTGCTTTGTATGGTTTTATGTATAGTATTTCTATTGCTTCGTTACTTGTACCAAATGCAGCTATTCTTTTAGGTTCTTCATTAGGTTTAATTTTAGACCAGTCTTTAAAATAATAATATGCTTCTACATCTCCTTTTTCATTCGCTTTTTCTGCTCTTAATGTTTCTACTGGAAAATGCTCAGCTGTCGCTAATGTTTTTCTGTCTTTTGAATAAACAACCTGTATAGCTGCTTGACCAAACAAATAAAAATCATAAGCAATTTTTCTAACACAGTCTTTTTTAAATAAAGAGACCATTTTAGCGTACTGGTCAGGTTTTTTATTAGCATTTAAGGCATTTAAACCTTTTCCAAATATTTGTTGTGCTATACCATTTACAGCAGCGTGATTTGTTGCACTACCATTGTATCTATCTAAGATATATTGAAAATAATCATTATCTTCTCCAAACTTAACCCAGTCTTTATTGGGTTGTTCTTTCATTATAGGTGTGGTATAACTACTTAAATTTACTAGACTAATTTCAGACTTTGAATTTGTAGCAAATTGTCCTAAACTATTTCTTTTTCTTTTTTTCATATTACAATATACTCATTATCAAATGAATTATTAGTTACATATTGATCCTTGTTAATACCATAATGGTCATTATCGTTTTTCTGATCTATGTCTTGGTCAGTAACAAATATTCTATCTTTATAAACTCTTTCTTTTTGGTTGCTATCTGTTTGCCATATTTCATCATACATTTCCCATAGACTTAAATTAGTATTCCAGTAATTAAAATCTGCATATAAATCTAAATCATAAAATCTTGCTTCTTTAAATATTGTATTACCACTAGCATCGACATAACTATTTGTAAATTGCATATAGTTTCCACTTGTAGTAACTGTATCTTCAAAATATGAAAAAGTTTTGTTTAACGAAGCATCTCTTACATCAATAGTAAATGACCCTAAATATTCTCTAGGTATTACACTAAGTGTTTGTGATGAATTTGTAGTCAATACTGTCATTATGTATATAACGATTAAAATAAGTCAATTTGTAAAATAAAAAAGCACCCTGAAAAGAGTGCTTTGATATACTAATATTAAGAGTTTATTAGTGCTGAGATAGCAGATTAGTTTACATCTATTTGTGTACCCTGTGATTCTGCATTGTATGCTGCTGTTGTAACAAAGTCAGGTGCTTCTGTTTCTTGTGAAACAAATGTTAAAGAGTACCCATAAAGGTCTCCCATAGCTGCACCATTTGAAAATGTACCAGTTGTTAATTCGCAGCCGTGATCTTTACCTACCAGTCTAAAATTACCATTATAATCTTCAACTATAATATGAGGTCTTGATACTGCAAGTAATTTAATCTCAGCTTGTGTTTTTTCTTCTTGAAAGATTAGGTTCATTACTACTGATGTTTCGTAAAAAGTCGTTCCATTTTCTCTACTACTTGTTACAGTAGTATCTAAAGTTGATGTACCCTTTACATCAAACTTCATAAATGTTGGACTTCCACCAAAATCAGTTACCATTTCATTTGCAATAGTTAAAGCACCTAAAGTACCATAATCAGCAAATGTGATAGATTTAATGCCACCTACCCCTGTTTTACAAGGTAGCTCTCTCCCTTTTGTTAATGTACAAGCCATATTATTATATTTTTAAAAGGTTAAAAAAAAGGTAGAGTAAAACCCTACCCCTTTTTATAAATTATTTATACTGTTGGATCGTAAAGTACAATTTCGCTTCCGATTCCATACTGAACACCTGCTGTGTATCTAGCAATAAATCTCACATTTTGAGAACCATCTAAGTCTGCCATATCTAAAACTTTTACAAGATTTAAATCATTTAATAGACCTGTTCCAAAATATAAATTTGATTTTTGTGCTAACATCATTTGGTTGTCAGAAAGACCATTAGCCATAAAGATATTGACACCATCAAATGAAAGACCCTGTCCTGAGTACCACATTTGACCTTTATCATCAATACCATTAGCACCAACGCCAATAGAATAACCACCTAAAGCTCTTACATACGCTTTCGCTACATTTTTAGAAACATATAGGTTCAAATCTTCTTTACCATAAACTGCATTAGGACAAGCATCTACTACTTTACCCATTTCTGCAATAACATTAGCGTGAGTAACAGTAGTTCCTGTAATGTCAGAAACATCTGAATCTGCTTTTGCTAGTGTAACTAGACCATCATATTCTCCTGCTGTTGCATTTGCACCTACCCAAATGTTTTGCTCATTTTTCGCTGCTATTTCTGCTGAAATATGACCGATAAAAAAGTCTGAAAATTTAGGTGGCATATTTTCAAATGCTGAATAACCCATCTGTGCTGCTTCCCAGTCAGACACAAAAGGAGTTTTACATAATTGTAAGTTTACTTGAAATTCCTCAGGTTGTATGATTCTCTCAGTAAGAGTAACATTTCCTGCATCAGTAAAATCACAACTAGAATTTGCAATAAGTCCACTTGTAGCTACCTTTTTGATAACTTCTTTTAATTTAATGTTCGGTTTAACTTCAATACCACCTTGTTCAATAGTGTTTGAAGAAAGGAGAGCTGCTGCTATATATTTTCCTGCAAATTCCCCTGCATAAGTTGATGTAATTGATAACGCCATTTTTTAAAATTTATTTATTATTTATTTTACTTAAAACTCTATCTAAAGTTGATAGTTTCCTTCTTTGTGAAAATTGAAATTTATCTTTTTTTACTAATGCTTCAGGACTATGTTTAATCGGTTCAGCAGCAGGTGCAGATAATTCTTCTTTCAATTCTTCTTTAACTTCTTTTTCTGAAACTTTATTTTCAACGACTTCTTCTTCGTTTACTTCGATTTCGTTTTCAGAAAATTCTTCTTTTATAGTTCTTGATTTAGGTTGTCTAGGAGAACCATCTTCTGCTTCTGCTTCAACTTCTTCTTTATCTTCGTATGATCTCATTTCTTCAACCACTTTTTCTAAATCAGAAACTCTGTCTTTTAATTCTTCATAGAATTTATACAAGTCCTCTTTTTCTTCTTCGGACTTTTCTTCTGCTTCCACTTCCTCTTTTTCAGGAGCTTCATCAGAAACTTCTCTAACATCAGCAATTACACCCTCTTCTTCAACAACGACTAACTCGCCTGATTCTAAGATGTATTCGCCAACTGGCATTGCAACCTTTTCATCTTCTGTTACGATAAAGATTTCTTGCCCTTTTTCAAACGATTCTGCTTCTACAACAGTACCATTTTCTAACTTCCTTTCTTCAAGCTGTACTTGAATATTTAAAAGTGTACGAATTTTGTTTATCATTTCACTACTTTTCATAATTACTTATTTAACGATTTATAAATTTAATTTTGCATTTTTAACTTGCAACTCTGCTTATTACTCCTATGCCTTGCGCCCATAATGAGCCATCACAGCACTCCCTAGAGTAAGTATCTTTATCTTTACATAGACAACCCCTTGTACTTCCCTTAGGACTTGTTCTACTTGGTATATATGTTTCTTTAGACATTTATATTAAAAGTATGGATTGTCAAGAAAAAGGTCATTTAATACTAATTCTCCGATTTTACCATAAGCAGAATCTACTTTTTTGTAATTTGGTATTTGCTCAGGTTTAATTCCTAATTCTTTAGCAGCTTGATCTGCTTTAATTATTAGATCATTTACATCATCAAATTCAGAATCTATCTTTTTAATAATTTTATCAGCTTTATCGTATAACTTATTTCTTCTATTTTCTATTTGTTTAATAGATTTTAGAACTTCTTTTTCTACTTTAGTTACTTCTTTAATTTCTGATAATAATTCTTTTTCTTGTTGAGCTGCTTTTTCTAAAGCAGACACCATTTTACCTAAATCATCTGAAACAGATAATTGAACTTTCTCTAACTCAACCTTATCTTTAGGGAGTTTGTTTAATACTTTGTTTATGTTGTGTTTATTAATCATAATTTGTTTATTTACCTATTCCATCTAATTTTTTATCTGCAATAACTCTTTCGTTTTCTAATTCTTCTATTTGTTTTCTGTATTGTTTTACTTCACTTGGTTCATCTACTCCTAATTCCTTAAATGCAACCTCTAATTCTTGTAAAGCACCCTCTGCTTCTGTAATTGCATCTGACCAGTCAAACCTTATAATGTCTGATGCTTTAATTACTAACACTTGTGCATCATCATACGCTTCTTCAAAAGCATCTTGCATCATAGCTGCTGTTCCTACTGCATCTTCTAAATCTTCCATTTTAGAAAGTTTAACTTTTGCCACAGATAAATTTACTTCTTCTGTGTTAATTTTTTTTAAAACTTTATTAATGTTGGTCTTGTTTATCATCTTATATTATTTTTTAATAGGTACACAATTAGGTACTTTTTTACCATTTTTCATTTTCATACCATACTGCTCATATCCTGCTTGACAAGGTTTTTTTAATTTATGTTGTTTACAAGGCATATACCACACTTTATCTTCTAATTCGTGTTCGTGTGATCCCTCACATCCCATATCCTGTGCAACTTCTTCTGCTTTTTCTTTTGAGGAATAAGCAAGTCTATCTGCAATAATAGCAAAATCATCATCTACTACTTTATCAAGATTTATTTCTATTCCTTTTACAATATCTGCAATTTGACTAAGTAATAAATCAGCTTCTTGCTCACTAAGTCCAGTAGTATTATCTTGTGGTCTTTCCATTTTATCTGCAAAGTAACCCTCTATTGAGAATCCTTTTACTTTTCCTGTTTTTACATACTCATTCCACACATCAT